GGGATTTACCGTATACAAAAAACTATATGAGTATCGTGAGGAATCTTTAAGTGATAAGCTTGCCACAGGGAACAAGAACCCAGTAGGCATACTGGCGATCCTTAACAGACATTACCAGTGGAATCTACCTGGCGTTAGCAGGGAAAAGACATCTGATACAGCCTTACCAGCTTCGAAACTGCCGTTATTTGGTGCAATTAATGGCACTATTGGACAGATACAGGATAACAATGCAGTACTGGAAGATAAGGAAAACAGCTAGAATACAGTGTTTATAAGGGCTTCAAGGTTTTTAATTGGATTTAAAATAGTTCGTAAAATTAATATTTTGCGAATAATTAACGTATGTTCGATTGATGGAATTGAGTTGGCAGGCAGGGGGAGGGGGTCGGAAGAACGGACGAGACAGCCCCTACTGAGTCACCCAAACAACCCGATAAACAAAAAGCCCTTATCCAACACGCAGATATTAATTATCCAGACACCCTATTTCTAAAAATTTTTCAAAAACAAAAAAAGAGTCAATATGGTCACAGGAATTATTCTTATATGGATTTTGATTAAGTTACAAGCACCAACATGCTTATTCTGGTTAGCAGGCGTGGAAATGGCATGGTCAGTTTTTAAAATACTTCTGGTCGTTTACAAAACAGATAAGGAGTCATAGCCATGTTAATCTTCGGCAAGCAAATTACAGACGAGTGTTCAAGATGCGGTAAAGTCTTAGAATGCGAATTGTTCCGACAGGGGCACGGCATTAAATGTGACCGACAGAACATATCAAAGATGCTAGAATGCCAATTTGAACACAGGGAGAAGAGAGAAAATGATGGTATCTCGGGAAATACATAGAACTGGAAGAAAGGTAGACTTGTTATGTATCGGTTAGAAAGAAAAGATTTTTGTATTTTCAAAAATGAAATAGTGATTATACCTACAATTCGGATTTTTATAGATAACATGGTATACAAAGAAAAGAATTTTTCAATAGAATTTCATTTTTTGATAATTCATACAGGACTACTTTTTATAAAACAAGATTAGGTAACGTACTCAAACGGTTATGTAGGTTCGACTCCTACCGTTGCCGCTGTCCTGTTTTTAGCATTTTGGACAGGACGCACACACCATTTACCTTTTCTTCCGAGATAGGTATGTAATCTCCTCTACACCAGTTAGGACTACTGTTAAGGGCGGTGAGAGACCGTCCGGCTGGTATCGGTCGAGTGAAATCCCACAACACTTGACCGCTTGGTGAAAACCCGAACCATAGCTTACGCAGATATGACCGTTACAGTCGGATTCCCCTTTACTTAGTGGCAATAGCTTAAATAGTTACTACGCAAGTGGTAGATGTGTGGCGGAATGGGTAAACGCAAGCAAAGAAACTGATTGATAGCATGTTTGCCGAGTAATAAGCGGAGATTGTCCGTAATTAGCAACAAGCAGCTTTCAGAAATCAATCATGTGAGGTTCAAATCCTCACCACATCAATTCCTTATCTCCACTTAGTCGGGTGCTACTGCAATAGTTCCGGTCGATGGGAGACTTATGGATGGTAGTGGTATAATTGGAAACAGCAAACACTTCCGTGATTAGAAATTGCAGATTTGAAAGCGGTTGGCATGGTTTGGGCTGACAGGGTTCGATTCCCTGTGCCACTATCGGTAATTCAAGTAATTGCCGTATCTGCTAAGAGATATCAATAGTTTGCTTTGAGGTATCTTAAAAAACTACACTTGCGGAGATAAGCGACACTGTGACAGCAATAGCCAGTGGGTAGCAAGGGGCACTTTGGAAGTTTGCGCTGGTGCATCAGCGTAGCAGTTTATGAGAAGTGCGAAGAATTGTTAATATCATTTCAATTCGTCTTGTGTACAATTTTATGATCATGTAATGTTATTGCTGATTCTTTGTAAACCGTGAAAATGCGCAGTTTTGCGGCAAATGAATCCCCTAGAGTGGTTTTGATGAACCTCTGACTAACACAAACTTGCACTTAGTTAGGTGTGGAGCAAGTAAAAAACTGGAACCTAACGCAGCAGAATGTAGCGCAGTCGGTTAGAGCACCTGTCTTATATACAGGCGGTCGCAGGTTCGATTCCTGCCATTCTGATTTTTGCAAGTACCGTGGGTGTTGTTTGGAGTCCGAACCGCCTACGGAAACTGCACAGATAGGAGAGAGTGACGTGAAAGATTGTTCAAAATGTAAATACTGTTATGAGGATTATATTTTTGACGAAGAAACAGGATACGAACATCCAATTTATGATTGTGAAAAGGGAAATGATACAGATTTAGATTTTGAATGTAAGGATTTTAAGGAATACAAACCAAAGAAATATGTTGAAAAAGATACAGAGTGCGATACATGCGAATTTAAAGAAAGATGTGGAAAATTAAGTTCTGGATTGGATTGCACATGTACTGGAGATACAAAAACACATGTTGTTTATCCTAAAGATAAATGCATTAAAGCACACTATGACGTAACAGATTTTGATAATGCTTTGAAAAATAGGATGATTGACGCAGACGAATGGTTCAGACTTGCAAATGCACCAACTGATGAAGAAATAGAATCACTTAAAAAAGCAAAGGAAATGGGTGTAGAAATCCCAGAAAATATTGCAAACTATTTTAGTGAATATGGTATTGAGGTGTGATATGTGTGAATTTTGCGATGGCAGAGAGAAAAGGATTGAAAACGGCTTCACGTATGGAAATGCTCATATAGTAAAAAACAATTTTGGCTACTCATATTCACTTCGCTATGACAATAGCGCTGATGAATACGGAGAAGGAGCATTTGAGATTAACTATTGCCCGATTTGCGGTAGAAAGTTATGTGATGAAACTGAAACACCCATTGAACATTTTTTAAAATCAGAAATGGAAAGAAGCAAATTACGAATGAATGCTTATGCAGAATTCTTTGATGGGGTTCATGTTGATAATGATACTCGTAAAAAACTTTTGGAAAGTCATATAAGATTTTGTAAAAATGCGCTAAAACAGTGTATGGATGTTTGAAAGTTGGTGGAAATATGAAACATCAAAAAGAATGGCGTACTTGCGACAGGTGCGGTGCTGAAATTAAAAAAGGAATATTGAGCGGAAATTCTGTTACAAGGAATGGTATTTTTAATGTTACATACGACTTGTGCCCTAAGTGTATGGAAGATTTTGAGGAGTTTATGAGGAATGAGCATGGAAGAAGTAATTAAATCAATAGAGCGTGAAGCGTTTAGAGAAGCACAGTCGCACGAAATAGACGGTTTAAATGGCGAGTCTATAGATTGTTCCGCTTTAGAAGATGAACCTGTTATTAAGGCAGATAATGAAGCTGACAGGCAAGCGTTGAGAGATTGCTTTAAGGAGTAAATAGGAATGAAAAGAATACTTAAAATTGTAGCAAAGACATTAATTGAATATGCCAGAATAATTGCTATTTGCTTTGTGGCTTGCGTAATAGGAGCAATTTTTTATATTTTGTTAGGCAAAACAGCATATGCGTGCTATTGGATAGCGGTTATTTTGCTTTTGATTATCAGAGATATAACGATAAAGTCAAAAATGCAGGAAAGCAAAAAGATTAAATTATTACTTTTACAGTATGAGGACGGCAGTACAAGCTTGCGTGTCGGGGATAAGCAAATTAGGCATATGACAAATATTGATATGCATATTGATAAGTTTCAGACAGTACTGGAAGTAGACCAAGTAACAAAAACTGGGAAAGTAACACATGTTGTTTTAATGGACGGTGGAAAGAATGAATGAAAAAATTAAGATAATATCCGATGGGGAAACAGCAGAAGTGTTTATTGACGGTAAAAAAGTAAAATGCACAGACATGGAGTTACATTTTATCGGTCATTCAAACCAAAGTCCTATGATTAAAGTTGATGCACGATGGCATAAAACGGATGAAAACGGAAATGCAATTCTGGATGAGGATAAAACCGCTATATTGACAGAGGGTATAAAAATAAATTGTTAGGGGTGAGATTATGAAAATATCAGAAATGAGCAATTGCATTGAAGAAATGCGAAAATGCTACAATTTTAAAGATGATGAAACAGAAATTAGACTTACAGATATGATAAGCCATGATGACAAGTGTGTTTTTATTAGTACAAGAGATAAAAATGGAACAAAAATTGACATGACAATGCGTGCAGATGAATTAAACAAGGAGTGAGATTATGTTAATAGTTGCATTGCAAGATGATATAGACAACTTATATACCATATGGAACACAACCACAGACAGATTTTTAGGAGTTAATCTTGGAAAATATGAAGCTGTAGGAATTATTATGGATTACAAGAAAGACTACACCTTTGAAAAGGCATTAGACAGAGTAGAACGCCCACAACCATTTTCTGATATTACTAAGCATATAATAAACGGATGTGAAGATGGAATTTATGTGAAATGTCCACATTGCGAGGAAATTAGAAAACTTACACCGGACGAGACGGAAAAAATATTAAAGACAGGCAAGCAAGTAATTTGTGATTGCTTATGTGGAAAAATATATACAGTTGAAATTGATAATGATGCGATATTTACGCATTAAAATATATTACCGGCTAACAAATGGAGTTAGTCGCTAACCTAGAAAAGTTATAGGCAGAGGTCAAGGCACTTCTGCTTTTGCGGAGGTGTCATTTTTTGTCTTTAGAATTACAGAATGCCATAAAAAACTATGAAAATTACATACAGGCGCATGGGATTGATGAACAGGTCATAAATGCATATGTTGATGCTTCCGCAGTTGCGATCAAGACAGAAAAAGACATTCCATACGGATTGCAGATAACGAAACGTGCAAAAGAGATTATAGAGCAATTCTGTGTAAAAAATTCAGGCGGCACGATTTTTGATTTAGAAGAATATGCATTTGAGCATGAACAAAGCTATGAATTGATTAACAAATACTATGAAGTTTTGCTTTTGGAAGCACCGCATTTGTTTCACAGCTATTTGCTTTATCTTGAAAAAAACAGAGAAGAAAGCGAAAGATTTTATCAACCAAAAATGAAGCAGCTTAATAAGCATGGACTTATTCAAGCTATGCAGGACTTAGAGGATGATAAACTTAACCTTTTGTCAATATCAATGCCACCTGGAACACAAAAGACTACTCTTGAAAAATTCTTTTGTTCTTGGATAATTGGCAGACACCCAAAAGATTATAGTTTGTTTTTCTCACATTCTGATGATATTACAAGAATGTTCTATGATGGAGTACTTGATATTACTACAAATGCCGAGGAATACACATGGAGTGAAATTTTTCCAAATGTAAAATTGCAAAATACAGACGCAAAAAGACAGCGTATCAATTTTGACAAGCCAAAAGCATTTTCAAATATTCAATGTACTTCTGTAGGCAGTAAAAATGCTGGTAAGGTTCGATGCAACAGATATTTGTACTGTGATGACTTAATAAGTGGCATCGAAGAAGCATTAAATAAAAAATCACTTGATAAGTTGTGGAGAATTTACGGTACTGATGCAAGACAAAGAAAACTTAATCAGCAAGTTAAGGAAATTCACATTGCTACACGATGGAGCGTGCATGATGTTATAGGCAGGCTACAAAGAACATATGAAAAAAGCAACAGGGTACGTTTTATTGCAATTCCTGATATTGACCCAGTTACAGGAAAAAGCAATTTCGATTATAAATACAATGGAATGTCGGTTGAGTTTTTCCACGATCAAGAGCTTACAATGGATGACATTTCATATCGTTGCCTTTATAAGAATGAGCCGATTGAACGTGAAGGACTGCTTTACCACAGTGATGATATTAGAAGATTTGTAACAATGCCACTTAGAGAACCAGATGCAATACTCGGCATATGCGATGTTAAAAACAAAGGAACAGATTTTATGTTTTTACCTTGCATGTATCAATATGACGATGATTTTTATCTTGTTGACTGCATTTGTGATGACAATACAGATTACGGCATACAGTATGGCAGGCTATCCAATATCATTATTGAGCATAAAATGCAACAGTGTGAATTTGAAAGCAACTCAGGCGGTGATAGAGTATCTTATGAAGTTGCACAAAGAGTAGAAAAAATGGGTGGACGATGTAATATTACAGACAAGCCGACAGAGACAAATAAGGAAACAAGAATTATTGTTAATGCAGATTGGGTTAAAAAACATGTTTTATTTAAAACAGCAGAGAACTATAAGCCTAAAGACGATTACGGAATAATGATGACATGGCTAATGACTTATTCGGTAGTCGGTAAAAATGACCATGATGATGTACCAGATGGTCTTGCAAACTTTTGCCTTTTTGTAACAGATAAAAATTTGGTGGCAAAAGCCGAAGCAGTCCACAACCCATTTAGGAGGTATTAAGTAATTAAATATATTATCAAACGTGGAGGTATTAAGGATGCAGACAAGAGAATATCTTAACCAAATAAGCAGACTTAACAGGATGATTAATAATAAGTTGGTGGAAATACAGCAATTAAGGGAAATGGCGTGCAATGTTACTGCTATACAGAATGATGAACGTGTAAAAACTTCCCCTGACCCAGACAGAATGGGAGTTACATTTTCTAAAATAGATGAAATGGAAAAAGAACTGGATAGAATGATAGACGGTTACGTTGAAAAGAAAAATGTAATCATAAGTCAAATTGACAGTATGGATGATGAAAATGTATATAATATTCTGTTTGCCAGATATATTGAGAAAAAGACTTTTGAAGTAATAGCAACTGAAATGAATTACTCTTTTAGGAATATTACAAGGCTTCACGGCAGGGCATTAAAGGAATTTGAAAAAAAATACGGTGAACAGTATATTGGATTATGATGTTGTCCTAGAATGTCCTATATACAGCGTGGTATTATTAAAATGGTTAAAGACCAGATCAATAAGTTTTCACACCTCTCTCAAAAAGCATCGTCTTCATGACGGTGCTTTTTTAATGCATAAAAGGGGGATTTATTTTGACAGAATCGAAAACAATATACTGCCCTATATGTCATAGAACGGTAGGCAGGCATGATATGCGGTCACAGACAAATACAATCTGTAAGTGCCGCAAATGTGAAAAGAGAATCATATACCACTATGACACAGGGGAAACAGAAGCAAAGAGATTACCACAAAGAGCCACTTCCAGTGGCGTTTGTTTTGTATAAGGAGAAGCAATGAACAACAGGACTTTTCAAGAGCTGGTCAAGGGATGTTATGGTCGAAAAATTGCATATACGGATGTTGAGACTATCACACAAGACAACATTGTAAAAGTCATTGGTCAGTGCGTGGGAGTTTTTTATTTCAACAAAATGGCTATCGAGTACCTTTGGAATTATTACAAAGGTGACCAACCTATCAGATACCGTGTAAAGATATCCAATGAGGATATTATCAATAAAATTTGCGAGAACCACTCTTACGAATGGGTGCAATTCAAGGTCGCCCAGACATATGGCGAGCCTGTCCAGTATATCAGTCGCAAGGATGATGATGAAACCAACAATGCAGTTGATGAGTTGAATGATTATCTTGTGGATGCTAATAAGCAGGAAAAAGATATAGAAGCTGGAGAGTGGCAGTCGGCAACTGGAACATCATTTAAAGCTGTGCAGTTTGCAAATGGAGATATCCCATTCAGAATTGTAGCGCCCAGCCCTATGAACACTTTTATTATTTACAACCGTTCAACGAGAGAGCCGATTCTTGCAGTGCAGGAATTGAAAGATATTGAGGGAAACTGGTATAAACAATGCTACACAGATTCCTATGAATGCAAGATTGTAAATAGCAATGTGCAGGACTGGAAAGTACACGCTTTTGGAAGTATTCCTATAGTGGAATACCCAAATAACCCATCCAGATTATCAGATATCGAATTGGTAATAGATATAATGGACGCTGTGAACAATATGCAGTCTAACAGAATGGACGGCATAGAGCAATTTGTGCAGGCGTGGATAAAATTCGTAAATTGTGAGATTGACGAAGAAGAATTTAAAAAAATGAAAATAAACCACGCTCTTGTAGTAAAATCCATTAACAAGGATAACAAGAGTGATGTTGATGTTATGACGCAGGAATTGAACCAGACGCAATGTCAAGTTGCTAAAGAAGATTTGATTGATAATGCCTTATCTATTTTGGCAATTCCAAATAAACAGAGCAATACAGGCGGCGATACACAAGGGGCGGTGCAGCTTAGAAACGGATGGGATTTTTCAAAATCCAGAGCGAAGCTAAAAGACCCACTTGTAAAGTCAGCAGAAAAACGTCTTGCAAAACTGGTTTTAAATGTTATCCGCATAAAAGACCATGATTTGGGTCTTTCTATGAGGGATTTTGAAGTACAAATAAACCATAGCCCACAGGATAACATGTATACTAAGGCACAGACCTTATATCAGTTATTACAGGCAGGCATACACCCACTTGTTGCTGTAAAAACAGTTGGACTTTGGGGAGATGCGGAAAAAACTTATTTAGTTTCTAAACCGTACTTTGATGTATTATGGAAAACCATTGATAATGTCGAAGCAGAGGAAAAGAAAGCACAGGAAGTTATGGAAAAATTAAACAATCAGCAGAATAAGGCAACTACCGAGGAATAATCGGTAGTTGTTTTTATTTTATAAAATTGCACCTATGCGGTAAATAGGAGAGACTCAGCAGGAGCGACCTGCGGTAACAAAAGCGTGAGTTTACGGAGGTAATTTATGACAAGAGACGATGTTTTGAAACTTTTTCCAGATGCAACAGACGAACAGATCACTAATCTGCTGAATCAGAATAATTCAGAGGTTGCAAAGGAAAAAAATAAGGCTAACCAGTATAAGGAAAAGGCTGATAATGCGACTGAATTGCAGAAAAAGCTGGATGAATTGGAAGCTGGTAATCTTTCAGAAGTTGAGCAGGCAAATAAAAACCTTGAAAAAGCGAATGCAAGAATTGCAGAACTGGAAAAGTCACAGGCAATTTCAACACAACGCAGTAATGCCGCTACCAAATTCAATGTAAGCGCTGAACAGGCGGCACAGATTATTAAGGATGATGGCACTATGGATTATGATGCTCTTGCAAAAATTATTTCTGACAAAGAAACTGCGGCGGCACAGGTAAAAGAACAGGAGATTGCAAACAATTCTACTAATCCTGGCGGCGGTACTGCTGGCGGTAATAAAGACAGCACAAAGACAGCGGATGTCGAGAATGCTGAAAAGATTACTTTTGGAAGCAATTCGGCTACCACAGAAGCAAAAAATCATTATGTAATTTAGGAGGTAAAAATCATGGGCAAGCCTATTGAAAGAGATTTTACTCAAAGACTTGGTATTTTAAAGCATTTCCCCTATTTGGGAGCCGCTTGTATTGTTCCGCAGACAATGGCAACAGGAGCAGATGCAAACGGAAGAAAGATCGTAAAAGGTGGAACACCATTTCCATCAAACGATGAAAGCTGTGTCGGATATCTGTTTGATGATGTTGACGTAACAATGGGTGATGCGCCTGGAACTTACGTTTACGAGGGCGATATCGACAATGCGAAACTTACAAAGAATGGAGTAACTGTTGAGGAAACGGCAAAAGCCAAAACCCCAAGAGTTACTTTTTTTGATTAAGGAAAGAGGTGCAAATTATGGCATTACCATTAGCAGAAGCATTTACAGCAAGAAGTCTTGGTGTAATGTGGAATAACTACGAAAAAACTTTAGGTTCTCAACCTTATCTTGGCAGACAGAAGTTTGGAACAAGAAAGCAGGAAAGCCTTGACCTTAGATTTATCAAGGGTAAGAGCGGTCTTCCTGTTTCACTGAAAGCATCTAACTTTGATGCACAGGCAGAGTTAAGAGATGTTGGCGTTTTCTCTGATATCCAAAACGAGATGCCTTTTTATCGTGAGTCCTACATGGTGACAGAGAGAGAGGAACAGGAGTACGATAACTACAGAAACGCAGAGAACGCTTCTCTTGCAAATGATGTACTTCGTGAGATTAGCAAAAAGCCTATGATGCTGATTGAGGGCGCAAGAGTAGTACCAGAGAGACAGATTTGGAGCTTGCTTGCACCGGCTGACGGTGTACCAAAGATTGATGTACATATCGGGAAAAGCAAATATACTGTAGATTATACTTCCGACAATGGAGCTGCACACAAGAAAGACCACTTTGTTGAAATTACAGGAGACTCTGATAAGTGGAATGTTCCAGCAACTGCAATGCCACTTGATGACCTTATCGAGACAAGACGTAACTTTGCTAAGAAAACTGGATATTCTCTGACAAGATATACCATGAATACAGAGACATGGGAAATGGTATTAAAGGCAGAGGACACAAAGAAACAGGTTCTCGGTATTACTGCATATACAGGCGGCATTCGTTTACAGCAGTCACAGGTAACTGAATATCTGCGTGGCTACGGAATCGAGATCGAGGTATACGATAAGTTGTATGTTGACCCTGCTGACGGTCAGACAAAATATTTTGTTCCAACAGGAATCGTATCTTGTCAGTGCGCAGGGGTTTACCTTGGCGACTACGTATTTGGAAAGACACCGGAAGAAAGAAGCGGAAGCTTAACTGACGGAACACTTTCTATCGTAGAGACTGGAATTGCGGTTTACACATATGCAACAAACCATCCAATCAATACTCATTGTGTAGTATCAATGATTGGACTTCCAACATTCGAGGGAATGGATAGCGTTGTTGTTATGAAAGTTGCGTAGGAGGTGATCCAGCGTGTTAGCAACACACACAATTAAATGTGGTGGAAAATGGTACAATGCAGGAGATAACGTGCCAGAGAGTAATTCTCTGGCATCTCCCGTTGGATATACAAAGGCAGACATTAATCGTATGAGAACCGCAGACTTGCAGAAGTTAGGAAGAGAGAAAGGAATTGAGAATGCCGATTCCTTTAGCGGTGCAGATTTAAAGAAAATGCTTATTGATTTAATGCAGTTATAAGGAGTCCGTATGGAAAAATACAGTACTTTACAGAAAGTAAAAATCAGACTAGGACAATTTCATATGGAGGAAGTCACAGACCCCGACACAGGGATTGTGTCTGATGTTACTGTATTTGATCGTAAGGAAGATAACCCACTTATTGAGTTACTGTTATATCAAAATGAGCAATTAGTAATAAATGCTTCTGGAATATCAAGCGCAAAAAAAGAAGAATACTTAAAAAAGAAAGAAGAAGCTATTGTTGAACTTGCGCTTTATGATCGTAACAAATTAGGAGCGGATTACAGTGCCAGCTATTCAGAAAATGGAATAACAAGAACATGGAATAGCAAAGAAGACATATTATGTTATTATGATATTTCTTGGCATGTTAAAGCTCTCTGAATTGTATGAAAAAAAGAAGATTGTGCATGACCTTTTTACTGGAATCAGTAAGATGGTTGTAGGCGGCGCACAGTAAGAGGTGGAGGGCGGTGCGCCTATATTAAATTGCAGGAGATATAAAATGAAAGAAATTTTATTACAGACTTACACCATAGCGTTACCAATATTGCTTGGTTATATAGTTTGGCTTCTGAAGCAACAGAAAAAAGACAAAGACGCCAATAGTAAAGGTACAATGTTACTTTTGCGAGTGCAACTTATCGAATATCACGATAAGTATATAAAACTCGGCGAAATACCATCTTATGCGTATGACAATTTTGTTGAAATGTATAACGCATATCACGCATTGGGCGGTAATGGTATGGTAACCAAAATGTATAACGAAATACAGGAAATTCACTTAAAGAATGGAGGTAAGGATTAAAATGGATATAACATCAGTATCAACAGTAGTTTCAATCGTAGTGATTACTTATTTGATTGGTATTGCGTCTAAAGCAATTCCAAGCGTAAAGGACAATTACATCCCGATTATCGTAGGTGTGGCAGGCGGCATCTTAGGCGTAGTTGGAATGTACGTAATTGCTGATTTTCCAGCAAATGACGTGCTGAATGCTATTGCAGTCGGAATCGTATCTGGATTGGCAAGCACAGGCGTAAATCAGATTTATAAACAGGTCAAAAATGCTTGATATTAATAAGCAGAAAATGAAATACGCCTTGCAGGGTCAGACCGTGACCATTGAGGAAACTGACGAATTTGGAAACCCCGTGTATGAGGGATATACGGACGCAAGTGGAAACTTCATTCCATACCTTGATTCACAGGGCAATCCGATCCCAAAGACAAAGGAAGTAAGCGGATTCTCTGAACCAGTTACGTTCTATGCAAATATCAGTAATAAGCTGTCAGAAGTATTAGTAAAGCAATTCGGCATAGACGATAGTACATCATATGTACAGATTGTTACAGATAAAGGATATCTGCCTATCAACAATGGTGATGTCGTATGGAAGAAATCAGAAGTTATTCTGAATGATGATGGATTGCCAGACGAGAACAGCGCAGATTACATTGTAAAGGGCGTAGCTGATGAGGGATTGACAGCCGATTTATTCCTGTTACAGAAAGTTGTTAAGTAGGTGGTAACATGAAGAATGTAAATATTTTGGGAACTGAATATAGCATTGATATTGACGATACATTAGAAAAAACTAATTGTGATGGACTTTGTAAAGAATACGACAAAAAAATTACAGTTAGAAATGTAGGAGCAATGCTGTGTGATGATGATTCCATGGAAACAAAGAAAAAAAGATTTAACGAAGTTTTAAGGCATGAAGTAATTCATGCTTTTTTTAGTGAGTCTGGATTAGATGATTATTCATCTAATGAAGAACTAGTTAACTGGATCGCAATTCAGTTTCCTAAAATGTTGCAAGTATTCAAAGAGATTGAAGCAATATAGGTGGACGTATGGCAAAGAAAGTTATCTCCATGACATTATCACAGAAATCCGTACAGAACGTCATAAAAGAGCTTAGAAGCTATCAAAATTCGTTAGAGTATAAATGTAGGATGTTAGCTGAAAAACTCGCTGAAAAGGGCGTAGAGATTGCACAGACATATGTTGCTTCACTTGATGCAATATTCACATACGAACTTAATTCAAGTATACACGCTGAACACGTAAAAGATGTGCAAGGCGGTGGGATATATGCGGTTGTGGCAGGAACAGACCACGCATTGTTCGTAGAGTTCGGAACAGGAATTGTCGGACAACAAAGTCCTTATCCAGGCAAACTACCAGACGGTGTTACATGGGAGTATGCAAGCGGTAAGACCATAAGACAGTTGGCAGACGGACGCTACGGATGGTTTTACCGTGACGATAACGGTCAATGGTGGTTTACAGAGGGTATGCCTAGCAGACCATTCATGTACTACACGGCTAATGAACTTAGAGACTTGATAATGGAAACTGCAAAGGAGGTGTTCACCGTTGATTGATAATTCATGGGCTTTACGATTGCAAGACCAGTTATTCAACATGTTTTCACATGAAATGAAGCTGGCATATGGAAGCAAGTATAAGAACCTTTACTTGACGCAGGATGAAGCAGTCACAGGAACACCAAAGTTTCCAACAGTGCTAATGAGACAGATAGGTGCTACAGAAGCAGGACAGGATTTAACAGGAGAGCGGATAAACGCTGTAAGACCAACATTTCAGATTACCATTAACTACCAAGGTGAAAAAGCAGAAGACAGGGCAGAATTAGTTGATATGACCGCAACGGCTATCAACTTTTTTAAATGGAAAAGGTTTGAGATAAGCAATCCTGTTTATACGATAACCAATAAAATCAGGACGGCAACATTTAGGGCAAGCCGATTATTCGGCTCTATGGATCCACTACAATAACTATTAACTGGCACACAACAGGGTGTGTCACTGACCGCATTAATTAGCGGTAGAAAGGACGGTATATATGGCGGCAACTATAGCTGGCTTATCCAGTCTAGGTATTACGTTTGGTTATGGCGTAGAAGATACAGCAGGAACAAAACCAGATACATTTACCCAGTTGGACAGAATTAATGCTATCGGCGGTATCACAATTGAGAATGAACAAATTGATGCATCTGCACTGGAAGATTTGGTCTCCAGATACATTCAGGGACGTGGTGATACAGGCGGTTCGTTTGCAGTTACTATTAACTTTACAACAGAAACTCTCACACAGTGGGAAACGGTAATTTCTACTTACACAGCACTGACAGGTGGTAAGAGAATGTGGTTTGAGACCATCATTCCTAAGTTTGAAAAGGCTTTCTTTGTTGTGGCACAGCCACCTACAGCCATTCCTGCGCCAGAGTTTGCACAGAATGAGCTGCTTACCCTTGAAATGAACCTTACAATCGAGGAATACAAGGGCATGGAAACAAAGGTAGCGTTTACCTAAGTTAGATTAAAAAAAACAGGGGCGGTCTTAGGACTGCCCCCTTTCTTACTAATAGTAAGGGAAAGGGAATAGATATGTTAACAATCAAAGTAAATGATAAAGAATACACAATCAAATTTGGATATGAGCCAACATTAAAATCAAGATTACTTTCCAGAGTTGCAAAAATGACTGTAAATACGAAGCAGGATGCAGAAGAAAATCTGGAACAGATTGAGAATATGCTTTTATTTCTTCCTGATGTTGTTTTGATTGGTTTGCAGAAATTCCATTCTGATGAGTTTGGCTACAATCTTGACACAAACGATGGCTACGAAGAAGCAAAGAATAAAGCCTTTTCTCTTGTCGGCGATTATGTAGATACTGGTGATGTAGATATCACAGACTTTTTCACAGAATTAGAGGAAGAGTTAACATCTAACGGTTTTTTAAAAAAGATGTTCGAGAAGGAAGTGGAGAAAGCACAGGCGAACTCGGACAACAAGAAGAAAGCCGAGAATTAACATGGAAATTATACTGCGAGGAAATACGTCCTTATTGGCTACTGGTCACTAAGGGGTATGGACTCACGGTACATGATATAGACTGGTCTTGCCCTACTGATCTACAGCCATATGCAAAGGCATACAGGCTGGAAAATCAGAAAAAAGATAATGATGCATGGGCTATGTTTGGCTCTTATGGCATATCTGCCCTTATGGTTGCTATTGACCATTGCTTGAACGGCAGAAAAGCACGTAGCAGTTACATTGATAAGCCAATTATGAAAGAACTTGAAGAAAAGAATAAGCCATTATCGGAAGAAGAAATGGACAGACAGAGAGAGCTGTTCGTGGCAAAATTGGAAGCCATGAGAGTTAATTTTGAATTGAATCACAAAAAGAAAGAAGATGATAAAAAATGAGTTATATCGGTATAGACGTATCGGCATATCAGGGAACTATTGACTGGGCAAAAGTCAAGGCAGGCGGCATCCAGTTTGCCATCCTTAAAATCATCCGTAAAGATTTGAACCGTGATAAGCAGTTTGAAGCTAACTGGTCAGGCTGTAAAGAAAACGGATTGACGATACAGGGCGTTTACAACTACAGCTATGCGACAACAGTTACAAAGGCTAGAAATGATGCAAGGAAAGTAGCAGAAGTGCTTAATGGTCGTGAGACAATGGTATGGCTGGACGTTGAGGACAACTGCCAGAAAAGACTGGGAAGCAAGCTGATTGACATTATCAACGCTTACGGTGATGTTATCAGAAGTTATGGGCTTGCATTCGGTGTGTATACTGGAAAGTCTTTCTATAATTCCTACATCAAGCCGTATGGCGGCGTGAAATATCCTATGTGGATTGCAGCATATGGCAAGAATAAGGGAAACATGGACTTGAAGTACCAGCCACAGATTGAAAATATGGTAGGCTGGCAATACACGTCTAAAGGCGTTGTAAACGGCATTAATGGCAACGTTGATATGAATATATGGTATCGTGAATTAAACGAATTACAGACCGTCTACGACACGCACAATAACCCATATACAGAGCCTACACGTACATTGTACAAGACATTCCCGTGTATGCGTGGGGATGATGTGAAATGGCTACAGACGGAACTTATCTATCATAAGTGCCTGCCTGCCACAAATGCAAAAGGCAAGAGCAACATTGATGGTATATTGGGAAATGATACAGCCAGTGCAATCGGAGTTTTCCAAAAACGTGTAGGAATCACGGTGGATTGCAAGGCAGGAAAAGTAACAAGAGAATATCTGAAAAGATAACACAGGGGCGGTAGAGGTCATAGTCTACTGCCCTTTTTACTGGCTATCGGTTGGAGATAGCCACTTACTTTAACAGTTGAAAGTGGGTGCAGTATGGGAGAAATAGATTCACTTGATATTAAAATAAAAGCAAGTGCAAAAGAGGCGGCAAATGCAATTGATAAGTTTTGTGTGAAATTGGGAGAACTTGATAAAAAACTGGGTTCAATTCAAAATCAAGATGCATTTAAGAAATTTGCAGATGCGGCAAAAGTGGATAGTGCATCTATGAACGGTATTGCCAAATCTGCACAGAACGCACAGGCTAAGACTGCACAGGCTATGGCAAAGGCGGGTAAAGCTGTACAGAATATTCAGAAACCAGCAGAACAGGCGAAAAAGAACATTTCCAGTATAGTAGAAGAAATGAATAAAAAGTTTTCTGCACTTACTCCAAATGTTGATTTTTCAAAAATTACGGCAGAAACCAATAAGTACGAAAAACAGCTTATGAATGCGCAGAACCAGTTACAACGCATCATGGCTACCAGTAGTGCAGATAAACAGGTCAAGAGCATTGAGAGATTGGTTGTTAAAATAAAAGAAGCGCAAAATGCTTTGGATTTGATTAAAAAACAGAAAATACAAAATGCTACGCCATTGCAAAGCCAAGAAGAACTTCTTAAATTGGCACAGAGAGCAGTAATGCCTAAGAATACGGTTGATTCATCGGCATACGAAAAAGTTAGAGAAAGCATGTCAAACGTTGCTGATTTATCAAAAGAAATGGCAGATAATACGGCAAGATGGAACGAATATTTGAAAGACACGACCACAGAAGCAACCACTTTTTCTGATGTCTTAAAAAACGTTAAGCCTTTGGAATTTTCTGGGAATTTCTACGAAATGGAAAAGTGGGTTGATGAACTAAATAAAAAGCTCATTACCCTGTTAAATAAACAGGAGAAGCTATCTGACTTAGGTGCTAACATGAATACACAGCGCATGCAGAGCATGGCTTATGAGATTGAACAGCTTACAAAGACCCTTGATGTGTATGAAGCAAAGGTTGAAGAAGCACGTTCTAAAGGTCAGTTAGATTTGAAAGTGCCTAAGCTGAATGAAGTAACTAGACAGGTAACTTCACTAGGAGAAAAGCTATCAAATTTAAAAATAACCGTGCCTACTGACAACATGGAGAAGTTACAGAAGCAAATTGAAAAAATCAAGAAGCAATACAGTGATATGGTTGATTCTATTAACAAGAAATCACAATCAATGCAGTTTTACGGTGCAAGTCTCGATTTTAAAAAGAAACAGGTAGAGCTAAAAGCATTACAGTCTGAATATGACAAGCTGATTCAGAAACAGAAAGAATTGTCCTTATCAGGTGGATATAATCTCAATACAAAAGGATTCCAAGAAAGCATAGGTGGAATGAAAAAAGCAGTTTCTTCTGTGCATTCTTCCTTAAACGGATTGAATAAAAAACTTAATAACATTGCTAAGAGAATGCTGTCAGTAGTTGCACCTACGAAAAAAGCAAGAGCGGCATTAAAAGGATTTGATGTTACCAATGTAGGACTTGCTAAGAGCTTGTTAAGAACTTCTAAAATGTTGAAGCTCATGATTGTCAGAATGGCTTTGCGTGGCGTTATTGACGGCGTTAAGACAGGTATGCAGAATCTTGTACAGTATTCGTACGAAGCAAACGCAAGCATGTCATTACTGGTTAATAGTCTTAATCAGTTAAAAAACAGTTTTGCGGCAGCGGTAAGTCCTGCACTAAACGTTTTTACACCAGCTATTAATGCAATTATACAGGCTTGCATATCCGCTACTAATGCAATTAATCAGCTTATATCTGCACTTACAGGCAGCGGAACATGGATAAAAGCTACTGTTCTTACAGATAATTTCGCAGAAAGTTTGAAGAAAGCAAGTAAAGCGGCTAAAACGCTTGCAATAGATGAGTTAAATATTAATAGTGGAGATAGTGGCGCAGGAAGCGTTACTAATCCAAAGGACATGTTTGACACAGAGGAAGTTGAACAGAAATACATCGATCTTGCAGATAAAATAAAGAGTATATTTGAACGTCTATTTGAACCATTAAAACAATCATGGGATACAAGCGGAAACTATGTATTTGATTCATGGAAAAAAGCTTTGGAAAGTATTGGAGAACTTGCAAAGTCTGTAGGAAGAGATTTTCTGGAAGTATGGCAACAGCCAGAAACGATAGAAATCTTTAATAATATTCTGCATATTATTGGCGATATAGGTCAATCGGTATCTAACATTGCGGATAATTTTAGAAAAGCATGGGAAGAAAATAACACAGGATTACATATCTTAGAAAACATTAGAGATATCATAGGTGTTATTGTTTCTAATATCCATGATGCGGCAGAAGCTACAGTAACATGGTCATCAAAATTAGACTTTTCTCCCTTACTTGGCAGAATTGAAGAGTTTACAAATTCACTTATTCCTGTATTTGATACATTATCTGGAATATTAACAGATTTTTATACAATGGTTTTATTGCCTTTAGGAAAATGGACACTTGAAAAAGGAATTCCAGACTTATTACAAGTATTCATTGACTTTAACAACAAGGTTGACTGGGATTCTCTTAGAAATAATTTGCAGGAGTTCTGGAAACACTTAGAGCCATTTGCAGAAACGGTCGGCGAAGGACTTGTTATATTCATCAGAAGAATATCGGATGCACTTGCAAACTTTTTGAACAGTGAAGCATTTGAGGGTTTCTTAAAATCTGTTGAAAATTGGATGGATAAAGTTACACCAGAAGATGTTGCAAACGGATTTGAAAAAATTGTAAAAGCTATCATTGCTTTAAAAGTAGCTTTAGTTGCATTGCAGGGAGCAACAGCGGCACTTGTAACGCTTTCTAGTCTGGCAAACATAATGACTTTATTTAAAGGAAAAGGAATTGCAAATGGAGCGGCTGGACTTGGTTTATTTTCAAAAATCGGAGAAGTATTTTCTTTAGTACAAGGTAGTGCCGGAACGTTAGGAGAAAGCATCGCAGCAGTTTTTGGAACAGCGGCAGCACCTATAGCAGCTTTAGTAGCAGTGATCACGGCACTTGGAATAGGATTGAAAACAGCATATGAAAACAGCGAATCCGTTAGAGAGGGCTTTGCCAATGCAAAAGAATCTATACAAAATGGTTTACAACCTACTATAGAATTGTTTGCAAATAAAATACTTCCAGACTTAAATGCAGGATGGGAAAAATTAAAGGAAATATTAAAACCTTTATCTGATTTTATTGGTGGAGTATTTGTGAGTATTTGGAATGATATGCTCAATCCAGCGCTTGCATTTATTGGAAATAATATACTTCCTAAGTTAGCAACTGTATTCTCTGCACTTTGGAATAATGTTCTTGTTCCTTTAGGAAATTTTATTACAAGCGTTTTAGCACCAGCATTTCAGGTACTTTCAGATATATTAACAATACTGTGGAAAAACGTGATTGTTCCGCTTACACAAACAATTGGAGAGGTACTTCTTACAGCATTAGATGGATTAGTGGAAATATTCACAGTACTTTTTGTTTCTGTGACAGAAAAAATACAATCAGTAATTGAAATATTTCAATTACTATGGAATGATATATTAGTACCAATAGGAAGCTTCTTAATTGATACGTTTCAACCTATATTTGAAAATGTATTTACTGCATTTGAAACAATAGTAGGAAATTTAAAAACTGCATTTAAAGGATTAATCACATTCTTAGTTGGAGTATTTACTGGAGACTGGAAAAAGGCTTTAAATGGTCTTAAGGATTTATTTGTCGGAGTTTTTAAGGCAATGGCAAACGGAGCTATAGGGATGCTAAATGGAGTTATTTCTGGAATAGAAAGTTTAATTAATCATGCTATAGAAGCGCTTGTTAAATTGGCGAGCGTAGTAAATAAAATTCCCGGCGTGAACATTGACTTTGGTTCGTTATCATTAAAGCTTCCAAGAATACCTACTTTTCAAATCGGTGGATTCCCAGAGGACGGACTTTTCATGGCTAATCATAACGAGCTTGTCGGACGGTTTTCTAACGGAAAGACAGCGGTAGCAAGTAATGAAATGATTGTGGCAGGAATTGAAGAAGCGGCATATAGAGGTTTCTCACGTGCGTATGAAGATAATAGCAGAGAAGCTAATTTATTGTCTGAAATATTAGATGCAGTCAGAGAGGGTAAAGAAATTTCTATTGACGGAAGAAGCCTTGTTTCCGCTGTAGAAGAAAGAAGCAATAGAAATGGATTTAGTTTTGCATAAATTATGGTAAACTTTTGTAGAAATCCTCCTCTTAATATGATATAATTGTCAAAAAAGAGAGGGGGGATATCTACATGGATAACCAAAACACAGAAATGAAAACTTGTAAATACTGCATGACGCAGATACCAAAGAAAGCAAAAATCTGCCCGAATTGCAAAAAGAAGCAGAGCCATACTTTGAGGTGGGTAGTATTAGGAATTTTAGTATTTTTAATTCTTGTATCTTTATTTGGAGGTGGAAATAGTGAAACTACAAACAAAGATAAGAACCCACAAAAAGTAGACGAGGTTAAAACTTCAAAGGAAGAGACGACAGAAAAAGAAGAACCTGTTAGCAATGTATTTAATGTGGGTGACGTTGTTGAAACAGAAAACATGAGAATTACTTTTATATCTGCTAAAGAATATGAAAGTGATAACCAGTTTTTACAACCCAAGGACGGATATACTTACTGGGAATTTTCTTTCAAGTTTGAAAATATATCCGACCATGACCAGTCTGTATCATCAATGATTAATTGGGAATGTTATGCTGATAATTCCAAATGCGACCAGTCATGGATAGATGACGATAATGGACTTGATGCAACATTATCTAAGGGAAGAGAAACACAAGGAACTGTAATGTTTGAAGTGCCAAAGGACGCAAACAGCATAGAACTTGAATATGATGTGAATTTCTGGAAAGAAGATAAAATAATATTTATAGGAAAATAAATAAGAAAATTAAGTAGGGCGGCACTTGACCGTCCTATTTTTATGCATAAAAAGTTTACAAAACATCTTGACTTTTTGTTGCTACAGTATTATATTTATTGTAGCGACAAAAAAGGAGGTGTTGATAATGTCGCCAAGAACAGGCAGACCAAAATCTGACAATAGTAAAGATACAATGATTAGAGTAAGAATTGATGATGAAACTGCAAAAAAATTACAGATTGCATCAGAAAAATTAAGCATTTCAAAATCTGAAATTGTCAGAAGAGGGATAGAAGATGAATATTTAAAAACATTCAGAAGATGAAAATAGAGCAACCGTCTCTTACGCATGGTTCGGTTGCCCTAAATTGACACAACTCCAAAGTAGAATTGATAAATATATCCTATCATTTTTACTTTGGAAAATCAATACTAAGGAATTTAAAGAAGAAAGAGGGTATATTTATGAGTAAGATTGAACCTATTAAAACTGTCATAATCCCAGAGGAAAGATACTACAAAATGGTGGAATCGTATGATGAAGCCGTGGAAGAGGTGCGCAAGCTGAAAGAAAAGGTGAAAGAGCTTTCTGCTTGCATAGAAGAGGGGAAATAGTACTCATAATCTACCAAAAAGAAACACATAAATATATATTTGAAAAGGAGTGTTTTTGATGTTGGTGGAAATTATGAAAGTAAATAAGGAAGATGTAGCGACTGTAAGCAGTTTGGATATAGCTGAGACATTTGGGAAAAGCCACAGGCATGTGTTAGAAGATATTAGAAGAATATTTAACACAATTAGTAGCGCCGAATTTTCGGCGCTATTCTATAAGAGCGATTATACTGGTGCTAACGGGAAAAAGAATCCATTATATTATATGAACCGTGATGGATTTACCCTTTTGGTAATGGGGTATAATGGCGAAAAAGCCATGAAATTTAAACTGAATTATATAAAACAGTTTAATGAAATGGAAAAAGCCTTGAAAGAAAAAATTACAGAGAGAGCAAAAGGAATAGCAGTTAGGCAGGCACTTACATTAGCTATACAGGAGTCGGGAGAAAACGATAGAATGCATGGTCATGCATACTCAACTTATACGGATTTAATCTATAAGGTAGTGTTGGGGAACAATGCAAAGCAACTAAGGGAAAAATACGGAATCGGAAAGAAAGATAATTTGAGGGATTATTTATCATCAGAAGAACTTGCAAAAGTAAAATCCGTAGAAATGGTTGTTAGCGGTCTTGTAGATTGCGGTTGGGGATATGATGAAATCAAAGCATTTATCAACAATAAGGCTATTAAGTTAATAGCTGCATAAGAAAAAAAGAAAAGCATCTACATAACGTAGGTGTTTTTCTTTTACATAAATTCATAGTTATGTAAATGTAATACATTTCACAATATACTTTGCAACAACAGTAAACAGGAGGTTGACATAATGGCAAAAGCAACACTTCCAACAAATTTTAAAGACGATATTTTAGATAAAAAAATGGGCGGTCGGCGCAGATACAAAATGACTACCAATTCAGACGGAACAGTGACACTGGAAGATGCGACAACATATACACAGGTTGGTGGAGAATTTAAAGCGTCTAACATCAATGCCACAAACACAGCCATCAATGCGGCGGCTGACAAGAATAAGATTCTGACTACACTGGATGATGTAAAAGCCTGTACACAGTCTGGTTACATGGTAGATTGCCTGGTAATAAAGGCAATGCTGGAGGGATAAGCTATGTCAATGAGTTCATTCTTAAATGTCAATGGGTATGATTTTCCTTGCCCTGCTGTCGGCTTTTCATGGACGATATCTACAACAGTGAATGCAGGAAGAAACGCAAACAATGCAGTTATCGGTCAGAGAGTCGGAAGAGATTTATACAAGCTGGATAATCTGAAATGGGTAGGACTTACGGTAGAGCAAAGACAGATGATGTTAAAAGCAATAGAACCATTTTATATACCTGTCACATTTGAGGATATGAAGAATCCTGGAAACCCGATTACGATCACAATGTACCCGGGAGACAGAAAAGGTGTGCCACTATTTGTTGACCGACTTACGCATATGATAACCAAAGACGAGACTTTATCATTCAACCTTATAGATTGTGGGTGGTAGTTATGCAGAACGTATCAAAATCCTATAAGCAGTCCATGAAAGGCATAGGACGTAACAGGGGATATATCAAGGCGACAATCGGTGTAATCAACTCACAGGCACAGAAAAATGTTGCTGTAGATGATCGTACGGCGGTTACTTACTTTTCGGACGTGAGAAAGCCTTTTAACAACTACACGGTAGACAATGTATACGCCACAGCGGAGCAGGATTTTTCCAAGGTGGACGGTACGATGTATTTTCTTCCGCCACGGAACAACGACTATTACAATAATGGAATTGTGACAGCCAACATATTGGGTACTATCTATATATCCTTTTCTGGCGTCACAGGACTTGATATAAAGGGATTAACAATAGACTGGGGAGAATATTACCCAGTTGATTTTACAGTCCAAAATGACAGTGTTACACGCTCTTACAGCGGTAATGATAAAAGCTACTGGGTGACAGAAGATGTATTCAATGGTACTTCTTACATCATCATTACACCTACCAAAATGGTAAACGGACAAGGGAGACTAAGGATATATCAGTTTTACTGCGGTATCGTCAATGCATTTAGCAACAAGGAAGTTAAGAAATACAGCGGTAAACAGTATGTATCTTCCATAACAGATACGATACCGTCTAACGATATATCACTGACGATTGATAACCAGAATCAATACTATTCCCCCGACAATCCAGACAGCGCACTTGCTTACATGGAAGTCGGACAGGAAGTAAAGATTCAATTCGGATATGATGTGTTTGGAAATGGCGAAATAGAATGGCTACCAGAGGAAACAACCTACCTTCACACATGGTCGGCAACTGATACGGAAGCCAAGTTTACGGCAACAGACAGGTTCGATTACATGACAGGTAAGTACTACCGTGGACTTTACAGGGAAAACGGGATAAGCCTATATGACCTTGCGATTGACGTTCTGAATGATGCAGGAATAACGGACGAAAGAGAATACTCAATAGACCCATATTTAAAGAATATCAAAGTACAGAATCCTATGCCAGCGGTAAAGCACAGCGAAGCATTACAGATTATTGCCAATGCAGGGCGGTGCGTATTGTTCGAGGATAGAAACAGTAAAATCCATATGCAAGCGTCATTCATACCCGACATGACAGCAGAATCCAATGGAGAAACATCATACAGCCATGTATCTGATGTACTAAACGGAGAGGACAAAGAAGCTTATGCAATATGCAGTTCTGATTTTTCCAAAGTGGACGGAACTGTATTTTTTATGCCTGCTGACAGCAATTACTTAAAGACTGGTTATATCAGTTCACAGATAGCAGATGCAAGCAAAACTTTTGCAGAGAATCCAAAGATTACCATTAATCTTGAAGCGGCATTTGTAGCGTATGGATTGCAGATAGAGTTTAGAAACGTTGCACCAGAGCAGTTTAAGGTAACGACATATTACCAAGATTTAGAGGTGGACAGCTACACTGTAGAACAGGGTGGGGAACTGGAATACACCACTTTTGATCAATTTAATCTGTTTGACAAAATAGTGTTAGAATTTACAAAAGCACAGCCGAACAGCAGAATCACAGTAGATAATATCACTGTTGGGGATGTCACTGACTACCATATCACAAGAAATGACATGACAGCCAGCCCTACAGCAGTAAGGCAGAATAAAATTAAGGCTATCAGCGTAATTAAGACACAATACCGTAAATCAAGCGAGAATAAGGATATTTCTACAGAAGAGATTACCATTAGTCCTGCTAACAATGTGCATACGGTATACTTCCAAAATCCATGCTATGGACTGACAGCAGTAATTGATAACGGAACAGATGACGGTGGAAATCCGATTCCAAGCTCTATATCTGTACAAATTACAGACAGTAGCAGTTATTATGCGACTCTACAGTTTAGCGGCATTACGGAAGAAACGATTGTTAAGTATGTGATTAAAGGATATGAGTACGTTACCGAGGAAATCGGCTACACGGTTACACATAATGACAATGGGGATATTAAGACATGGAAAAATCCGTTAATCAGTACTACAGAATTAGCCAAAGACCTAGAGGAATGGCTTGCAAGCTATTATTTAGGGGATGTTGACTATCAGATAAAATGGCGTGGAGACCCCAGAACGGATGCTAACGACTTATATTATATGGAATTAAAAGACCGTGGAGAAACCATGATAAGGACGTACCAGAATGAGATAACATTTAATGGTGCGTGGTCAGGAACAATGAAAGCAAGAAAGGCGGTGTTGTAAGATGTCAATAACTAAAGTAACGGCGGCGGTTGCTGACGATACAACCGATTTAAAACATAGCAATTCAACATATACTGGAAGCCTTACAGCACCTAAAGAATCGGGTGATCATCCTGTTACGGTGTCTGCCTATGATGATGCAGGAAATGTAACAGTTGATAAATCAACGGTAGCGGAAGTAAGCCTATGGCATACTCCTAAGACTAACTGGACAATAAATGACCGATTCAATTATGTGGACTATAACCGTATTAAGAACAACCTGACTTATCTGCATGAACTAGCACAGGAAGTATATAAGCAGTTTTCAATTGTGGATATGGGCGCAGATATTGAAGATTATACTGGATGGTTTACGGCGGCGGCTTTTAATGCTTTTGAAAGCAACCTTGAAACGATTAATAAGAACATATTCACACAGGACTATGGCGTATCACAAAGATTCTTTGATAACGGACAGTTTATCAAATGGGATGAATTGAACCGTATAGAGTCGGCTACGTTGCAAATGAATGACCTTTTGGAGAGACAGAAAGCCACTCTCAGGAAATTGCCATTCAGACTGGGAGCATTTAGGGAGGTAAGAATATAAATGGCTATATCAAGCGTACAAGCAACAATCAAAGGTACTACATACAATCTGACTCTGAATAGCTCTACTGGATTGTATGAAGCAAGTGTTACAGCACCAAGTACCAGCTCATACAATAATAACAGCGGTCATTACTTCCCTGTAACGATTAAGGCTACAGACAGTGCAGGAAACAGTACCACGATCAACGATACTAACGCAACACTTGGCAATAAACTGAAATTACAGGTAAAAGAAACCACTGCACCAGCCATTGTAATTAGCTCTCCGACAGAAAGCCAAGTAACTAATAACACAAAGCCTACAGTTAATTTCACGGTTACAGATGCAGATAGCGGTGTTAATCCTAACAGTATCAGCATTACAGTTGACAGTGGAAGTGCTGTGACAAGTGGAATTACTAAGACAGCAATAACAAATGGATATTCATGCTCTTATGCAATCCCTACGGCTCTTACAGACGGAAACCACACTATTAAGGTAAATGCCAAGGACAATGACGGAAATGCCGCCACACAGCGTACAGTAACGTTTAAAGTAGATGCAACGCCACCTACCTTATCTGTATCTGCACCGACTAATAATCTTGTTACCAATAACGCATCTTGTGTATTAACAGGCAAGACCAGTGATGTTACAGCAGGAGTCAAATCAGTTACAGTTAGTATAAATGGCGGTACGGCTACTGATGTCACAGTAGATTCAAGTGGTAATTTTAGCACAACAATTACTCTGGTAGAGGGAGCAAACACAATCGTTATTACTGCCACGGATAACGGCGGTCTTTCTTCCAGTGTTACAAGAATTGTGACACTAGATACAGAAGCACCTGTTATCAATTCTGTAGAAATCAGTCCGAACCCAGTAAGCACAGGAGAAGTATTTACAGTAACCGTTAAGGCTACGGATTAGGCGGTGTTTATGGGCGTAGTAATAACAAATGTTACAATTTCCAAGAATCCAGTAAATACAAAGGAAACATTTAAAATATCGGTTGCTGTCAAAGAGACAGTGACCGAACCTACAATGTATAGATTGCCTATGAGATTAGGACAAAATAAGGGAGGAATAAAGTAATGGCTAAAGCAACACTTCCAACAAATTTCAAAGATGATGTATTGGCATCTGCAATGGGTGGAAAAAGAAGATATAACATGATTCATAACGGTGATGGTACAGTCAGTTTTGAAGATGTGACAGAATATACACAGGTTGGTAGCACATTCGGGGCGGCGCAGATAAATGCTACAAATACTGCTGTGAACAATGCGGCAGACGCAAGCAAGATTATTGACAGTTTAGAAACGATAAAGGCAAATACGCAGTCTGGATACATTGCTGGGGCATTGGCAGTTAAGGCATTAAGTAGTAATTTAAGTAAACAAATTTCGTTTAAAAAACTACATTCATCTGCACAAGATAGTGGTATAACCAACGTGTCGGTATCTGGATATAGTCAATATCTATTAGTAATGTGCTATGGTTCCAATAATGATAATCCACTAGATTGGGGATGTTCTACCAGTAGAGGTACTACAGTACAATTAGGTCAACAAAGAAGTAGCAGAACAAGCGTCGCAGGTGCTTGTTCTGCATATATAATTAATGTTGGTGATAAGAATAGTGTAAATATATCTTGCAGATATCATAACAATGGTGCAACTATGATATTTGGAATTGAATAAGCAACATGATATGTTAAAAAACATTATGAAAATGAAATATTACTAAAGTATTTTATATAATCATATCCTTCAGGAGTTCCTCTCATATATAGTCTTATATAAGAATACTTAGATATATCATATTCTTTTTTACTAGATCCACCATCACCGATTGATTCCAATGTAACTGAATTAGTAAGACTACATTGCCTAGTGCCATATGGTATATTAACACCACTTCCTCCCAAAACAGCAAAACCGCCACTACCTATTCCACCAGTTCCGTCAAAATGTAGTGTTGAAAAATTGGAAACATCAAAAATGATGTTTGCAGTTTTATAATTACCGCTTCCTCCTGTTTCAAAATGTACTATTTTTAAGCTTTTACCACTTAAATTACTATTTAATTCATAAAAGAAAGGAGGTATCGCCCATGGCATACCTAAAATTCTTAGATTCCCAAAAAATAATCCAGTGTACCGTAGTTCCAGAATCAGAACACGTAGTAACACTGAAATTCCATGATGCAGTTACCGTAGATAAAAGCGGATTTGATTTGTTCCTTGATGAACAAGGAGAACTTGACATTGGTGGTGATTCTTACCACAGCTATAATACTGTATACAGGAATGACGATACAACCGCAGAGTATAACGGTTATCAGCTTTCCAATGATAAATCTGTCTATAGGGAACAGCCACAGCCAACACCTGTTGAACCGACTCTTGACGAACTGAAAGAACAAAAAATATCAGAAATGAACATTGCACAGCAGGAGTCAATTCAGAACGGTATAAATGTTACATTATCAGACGGAACAGTTGAGCATTTTACACTGACAGACCATGACCAGACAAGCCTTATGGGATTGCAAGCCAAGGTCGCACAGGGAGAAACGCAGATACCGTGGCATACTTCCGACGTGAATGAACCATGTAAATACTACAGTAACACGGACATGGGATTGATTACAGAAACAGCTATGCAGGCGGTTACGTATGCGGTAACGTATTTCAGAGATTTGCGTATCTATATCAATTCAATGGAAGATTCTACGTCCGTCCAAAACGTAACCTATGGCATGATAATCCCTAAAGAGTATCGGTCAGAAGTGCTTGCGGATATCTACGCAAGTAAAGGTATTGCGTAAGATTATCAAGCCACTTATCCTGTTTGGAATAGGTGGCTTTCTCTACGTAATGATTGAACTGCTGTACCGTGGTCGTAGCCATTGGACAATGTTCCTGTTGGGCGGTATTTGTTTCCTGTATGCAGGATATCAGAACGAGCATACAGACTGGGATTATCCGCTTATCCTGCAATCAATAAAGGTTGCGACAGTAATCACCCTGTTAGAGTTTCTATGCGGTCTTATCGTTAATATATGGTTAGGTTGGAATGTATGGGATTACAGCAATATGACACTTAACCTGTTAGGGCAGATATGCCTACCATTCAGCCTTTTGTGGATAGCCGTAGGAACAATTGCGATTATCCTGGACGATTATTTGCGGTACTGGATATTCGGGGAAGAAAAGCCACGATATCGACTTTTTTAGAGCGTGTTGTCGAAATTTGTCGAACGTATTTTCTTGAATCCTTGCATTTATAGACGTACAATAAACTTGTCCACAATAATGTGGTTCTTCAAGTTCTGGTCTGGGCGGTATGTTAGTGGCATTTCATGCCGCCCGAATTACCAAACATTGCAAACAGACGTTTGATTTATTTGTTGACATATGCAAACATACATTCTATAATTAGTACAAACATTATAGAGAGGATGGTTGCATGAGTGGGTTACATAGTTGCAGAGAGGGCAAGGATATGGCAGGGGATAATTTTAATGAAAAACAGTATTACAAAGGGAAAATAACAGAAATTATAAACAAATGTGAAAATTTGAATTATTTAGAAATTGCATACGAATTTCTGAAAAGATTGACATCAGACAAAAAAGACTAGGGCTTGCGCATTGCCCTAGTCTTTTTTATTTCCCAGAAATCATGTCAATTAGTAGTTCCAATTTAGCCCAACCGTCTGAATCAAGTCTTGCAAGAGCTGATATAAGTCTCTTCTTAAAATCAGTATCTTCCATATTTTCAACATCGCCTAATAAATGTGCAATCTCAATAGACTTTTCAGGTTTAATAAACATTTCTCCAATTCCATCTCTAAACCAAGATTCATTAATTTTATTGCCGTTCCATGTTTCTAAACAAACAATTTTATAAATCTTATCGGTTACTGGTCTATCTCCCTTTTCCATCTGTGAAAGATAAGTTTGCGCTACACCTATTTTTTCTCCAAATTCAGTCTGATTCATATCCAATGCTGCTCTAAGTTGTTTCATTCTTTCGTTTATGCTTTCCATTTTTTAATCACCTCCTTGAAATTATATTATCATAAAAATATCACAAATGCAATAATTTTATATTGACTTAATATTACCAATGTGATAATATAATATTGCAAACGAAATAGAACAGAAGGAGGTGAATTGATATAAAAAGAATAAAAAAGTTTCTATTTAGACATTTTGTAAAAATTAAATATTTGCAAAGTATGATATTGATTCCATTCACTAAAGATGGAAAGAAGTACTTGCATATTTCAAGAATTTGTCAAAATGGAGTAATCGACGAAAAGACTTTCCTTGTAGAGCATCTGGTCAATGAAGATTACGAAATCACAGACCAGACGCTTAAAGAAGAGGAAAAATGGTGGTTTACATTACCTTAATCCAGTAAGTATAACCACATTCCTTGCATTCTGGTAACATTTCTCCTTGCTTTACGGTTATGATTCCTTTTTGACTTTGACCTCCGCATTGCAAGCAAACATAAGTACCAGAGCTAACATAGTCATATGTTTGAAATGTTTCAGAACTATTTTTATCCAATAATATCACCTCCTTTGAGGTGATTATACCACGGAAAGGAAGTGAATTGAATGAGTGAAAAGGAAAAGCAGATTGTTGAGAAGTTAAAAGATGCTATTCCTAAAATGTCGGACTTCGACAAGGGATATATCTTAGGAAAGGTCGAGAACATAGCAGAAAATTCTGCGAAAAAAGAGGTGTCCGAAAGAAAAGAATAATTTATTAAGAAAGGAGTTTTGATTTTGATTTACGACAAAATTAAGTTTCTGGCAAAGACGAAAAATATTCCTATTTATAAGATTGAACAGGAATGCGACCTTGCAAAAGGAAGTATTTGCAAATGGAATATAGTAAGCCCATCTGCAAAGAAATTGAAAGATGTAGCTGACGTACTTGGAACTACAGTTGATGAATTATTGGAATAGGCGGTGTGCAAATTGGTTTATGCGAGAATAAAAGAAATTTGCAATAAGAGGAAGATGCCAATATCTGAGTTGGAGAAAAGATGCGGATTTGGAAACGCTACTATTGACAAATGGAAAACAAACGTTCCGAGAGCGGATAATCTTGCATTAGTAGCAGATGAATTAAATGTAAGTATTGATTATTTACTTGGAAGAGAAGAAAAGAAAGAAGATGAAACAGGAACAGGATTTCTTAAAACTTTAGAAAGCATTGATATTACTTTAAAAAAGATTGAGAAGTTACTAGAAGAAAAACAATATGACACAATTACGAATATGCTGAATGGAAGAGAAATTATATTAAAAGCAAAAGAAAAGCAAAAAAATATTCATTTTTAAAAAGGAAGTGAAAACACATTGAATGAGTTATTGAACGTAAATCCAGACAACCAGACGGTATCTGCTAGAGAACTTCATGAAAAATTGAATATTAGTACACGTTTTAACGATTGGTTTCGGAGAATGTGCGAATACGGATTTGAAGAGCAAAAAGACTTTTACTCAAAAATGAGTAAAACCTCTGAACAGGGTGGCAGACCAACAACTGATTATGAAATATCACTGGACATGGCAAAGCATATTTGCATGATTCAGAGGACACCAGAGGGTAAAGCAGTTCGCCAATATCTTATTGATTTGGAAAAAGCGTGGAACAGTCCAGAACAGGTATACGCAAGGGCGCTGAAAATGGCAGATGCAGAAATAGCAAAGTTAAAAGGAGACAACTCATTATTGATCGCAGATAATGAGCGAATGAAACCTAAAGAAATATTTGCTGATGCAGTTGCCACAAGTAAAACTTCTATATTAATAGGAGATTTAGCAAAATTGATTTGTCAGAACGGTTACCAGATAGGTCAGAAACGGTTATTTTCGTGGATGAGGGAAAACGGTTACTTAATTAAAAGCGGTTCTTCAATGAATATGCCTATCCAGAGATATGTTGAACAGGGGTTATTTGAAGTAAAAGAAAGCAATGTTCAAAATCCAGACGGTTCAGTGAGAATTACTAAGACTACGAAAGTAACAGGAAAAGGTCAGATTTACTTTGTAAATAAGTTTTTGGACATTAAGGGGGATGAAGCATGAAAGTTTACGATTTAATCAAACAGCTTACTCGATTCCCTGCTGATGCGGAAGTGATGTTTGATGCAAGGATTGAGACAGATGCAATGGTAAAAGAAATTGTCGAGACAAAAGACAAGGAAAATATCTATGCCGAGGTTGAAGTCGATGAAGAAGTTTCTATTACCGACATTGACTGGCTGAATAAAGATGTTTTGATAAAACTGGAAAAGTGAGGTGTGAGGTATGAAAAATAGAGAGAAGTTTGCAGAACAGATTATTGATATTGCTTTTCAAAGATATAGAAATATGGCTGTAAATTTAACGTCAGGAGAACCGAGCATTTGTGGAAAAATAAAATGTTCCGAGTGCCTTTTCAGTGAAAGCAATAAGGATTGCGAAGTTTTGTTAAAAGAATGGGCAGAAAAAGAATATGAAGAACAGTCTGTTGATTGGAGTAAAGTATCTGTTGATACACCGATTTTGGTAAGAGATAGTGAAAAAGAAGTGTGGGAAAAAAACATTTTGCAAAATATGAGAACGGAAAAGTGTACACATGGCGTTCAGGAAGAACATCTTGGAGTTCATGCACTTGTGCCATGATCAGTTGGGAAATGGCTAAATTAGCAGAAGAGGTGGAATCATGATTATAGCAAATGATTCAAAAGTGGATTTTATCGGTAAAGATACAGAAATGTGCCTTGACCTTGCGAATATCATCCGAGCACTACGGTTCAGATTTGAACAGCACTTTGATGAAGAGACAGCAGAAATGCTGATTGCACAGGCTGTAGAGGATTCCCGAAGGGCAGAATCAGAGGTAATAGAGGATATGAAGCAGTTTCAGAAATCGGCTTCAAGAGGACTAACAAAAGCAATGCTATTTTAAATAAGAAGAAAGGGAAACAGATATGGGAGATTTTACAATTGCAGAAGTAGAAAAAATGTGTGACGACTTAGGAGTCGGAGTTTTAATCAATGACGGTCATGTAGTCGGATTTGAAGTAGAAGAGGAATAGCCATGGACAACAGGCTAAGAAAAATTGAGAATGCCTTGATATCTATGGGAATAGAACCCAGTATGCGTGGATTCTACTATATCGTGGAACTGACTGTAGGAAAGATAATAAATCCGACAAAGAAACTACAGGATATGTATGACGAAATTGCATCTGAACATGGAATTACAGGCGGTTCAGTTCATAAAGTTGTAACACGAACAGTAGGACTTGCGGACTCAAGAACTCCTACCTACAAAAAGTATATCGGGAGTGAGTTCAAAACGAACAGCGGTTTTGTTTCCTTACTGGCATTCAACATCAGAAGGGAGCTGGAAGATGAACAGGATAACGCTATGCGGCAGGATGAATGAAAAACCTACATACAGCCACACTGTAGGTAAAATCCGATTCTACAGCTTTCAAATGATTGTTAGACGGCTAAGTGGATATGAGGACATTATTCCATGTATCGCAGAACAAGGGATTGCAAATCAGATTCAAAACGGAACAGTACATAAAATAACAGGTGCTATACATAGTAGACAGGTGTTTGACGGAAAACGGACGCACTTAGAGTTATTTGTCCATGTAGAATCTATATCAATGGTATTTGAAGCAGATGGAAACCACACAGAAATAACAGGTGTTATCTTCAAAAAACCAGTGTTCAGGCAGACCCAAAGTGGAAGATATATAGCAGAGTTGCTAGTGGTATCTTTACGGAAGAATGGAAAAACGGATTGCATACCGTGTATCGTGTGGTCGGTAAATGCTTTATTTGCAAAGAATTTAGCAACAGGGCAGACAGTTACTATAAAAGGAAGATTCCAGTCAAGGCAGTATGAGAAAGACGGACGGACTAAGACAGTTTACGAATTGTCCGGGAACGAATTGAAGTTAGGAGGAAATATAAGTAACTAAAAACAGAATTAAATGTGAGTCAATGTACTCAAAGATACTCAAAATCCAGAGTATTAGTTGGTAACTTAAAACCACTGAAATCTTAGGAAATATAAGCCAGTACAAGTTGAAAAAGTCTTGTTAACTATAGGGTAGAACCTTGATGGTAAAGATTGAGTAACGGTGTGAGTCTACGAAAACCAAGTAGCAAAAAAAATATTAAGAAAGGAAAAGCTATTTAGATGAAAACCTATATCTAATCAATAAAAAAGAATTTATAGGTATGTACCGATGGCTTAGTCGGGAATTTACGACTGTGGAGTGTACAAGAACTTGTGAGTAGTGTGTCACTTGCGACCACCAAAGCATACACGATGAAGCAGTAACTACAAATTGTGAGATTGTAGCGAATCATCTAGCATATACATTTGTATATGTTTTTAGTAGCAGAGTGAGAACGTGGAAGATTTGATTAAAAGTAAATCCTGCGATACAGTCACTATTACGCAGGAACGATATGAGCAGTTAGTTGCTTTAGAAAGCAGAGTTGATGCGGCAGTTGACTATATCGTTAATACGGACTTTTGCAATGTAAAGACCGCATTAAGAATCATGGGATTTTATAAAGAAGCAAACAAGCAGGCAGAGAAAGAAAAGAAACTGTTTGATTCATCAGAAGGAAAGGAGTTTGACTATGTGTAAGGTAATCAGATTAAAGAAGCTGATTCTTGAAAATTTCATGATGTATGCACAGGCAGAATTTAATTTCTCAGAACTGACAAGAATTATGGGGAAGAATGGCAAGGGCAAGTCCAGTATCGTGAATGCCTACACATGGCTGCTTTTCAACTGTGACTATGATTTATCGGACAATCCAGCGGTTAGAAGAACAGTTGACGGCAAGAGCGTAGACGATATGGACACAGCAGTCACAGCAGTGCTGGATATTGACGGTAAGGAAGTTACGGCTAAGAAAGTGCAGAAGCGTACATATGGTGAAGCAGTAAAAGATGGTATTGTTGTTGAAACCGTAAGCGATACTAACTCGTATTACATTAACAGTGTTCCCAAAACATTAAAGGCATTTAATGAGTACTTTGATGTAAATATGAAGCTGTTTAAAATGTGTAGCAATATCAATGCTTTTATTAACCAGAAACCTACTGAAATGAGAGAATTTTTGTTCCAATTTGTCAGTAAAATATCAGACATTGATTTTGCAAGTAGTAATTCTGAATTACATGAACTTGTTCCTTTGCTTGAAAAATATAAAGCAGATGAAATTCGGGCTATGAATCAGAAAGTAAAGAGTGATTACAACACAAATTCTAAAATTTTGGAAGGTCAGATCAAGGAAAAAGTGCGTGATATTCAGATTAAATCCGACATTGACACAGCAGAACTTGTCTTACAGAAAAATGCATTACAGGAACAGCTTGAACAGAACCTTTACAAGCAGAATGGGAATGAAAACTTATTGGCAGAGTATGATAAGGCTACACAGGATATCATGCAGTTGCAAATGAAGCTTTCTGAAATGCAGAATACGGCTAACAGTGAGTTGGAATCTCAAAGGGCAGAACTTAGGGCAACCATGATGAATAAGAGCGTTGAAATTAACAGTCTGAAATCCAGTATCAGGCTTGCAGAGAATGAAATTTCCAACAGCAATAAGAAGATTGCAGAATTGACAGAGGAAAAGACAAGACTGTGGAATGCGTGGAAAGCGGTCAAGGCAGAGAAATTTGATTCAAATACAGCTATATGCCCTACCTGTCACAGAGAGTTGCCGGAAGAAGATGTTAAGAATCTCATGGAAACCTTTGAAAAGTCAAAAACTGATAGAATCGGTAAAATTGAGACGGACGGATTCAAGGTTAAAGGAGAGATTGAAAAAGAACAGCAGTTATTAAAAGATAAAGAACAGTTGTTATCTGATTTAAACAAAAATTTGAACACTGTAAATAAAGAATACGCAGAAATGACAACAAAGTTAGAGTCTATCCCACAGTATGTTGATATCCACGACAGAGAAGATTATAAGTCTGTACAGGCTGAAATTGTCCGTAAGGAAGAATTATTGAAGCAGTCAACGTCACTTTCAGATATTAAGAAATCTTTGAAGCTGGAAGAATCTGAAATCAGAGCGCAGTTAGCAGAGGTTGAAAAGAAAATAGCTTCTACAAATACGGAATCTGATGAAGCAAGACTGGAAGAACTTAGAAATCAGAAAACAGACTTGGAACAGGCGAAAACGGATGCAGAGAAAATACTTGCCCTGTTAGATCAGTTAGACAGAGCAAAGAATGAAGCCTTGACAGATGCGGTCAATAGCCACTTCTCATTAGTTAAATGGCAGTTGTTTGACACAGCAAAGAACGGTAATTATAAATCCGTTTGCATACCTACTGTAGAGGGTAAATCAATTCTTACCACCATGAGCAACAAGGGCAACAGGATTTTAGGAAGAGTGGATATCTGCAATTCGATTCAGAAAATGTGTGGAATCAGCACACCAGTGTTCCTTGATGATTCGGAGTCACTTGACGATGATAACCAGGCAAAGGTTGCTGAAATGGTTGATTCACAGTTGATTATGCTGATTGTAAATGAAAATGAGAGGTTAGAGGTGGGTTAAATGGAAAGACTGACAATGACAAGTGATAAAGGCGGTGTGGCATTTACTTTTGATTTAGAAGTAGAAGCTACACCGCATGAAATAGTAAAAATTTTGCGCCTTGCAGAAAAATTAAAATATTATGAGGACTTAGAGGAACAGGGCAGATTATTAGTTCTTCCGTGCAAAATTGGAGACAGTCTGTATTGGATTGATGATGAGGACGATGACGGGAACGAAGGACTTTGCATTAAACAGTACAATGAGAACGAAAAAGTACAAGCTATTGGAATTGACAAAGACGGTGACATTTTTGTAATGATTGGAATTGATGAATTTACGACAGTTCCGGCTACAATCGGTTCTCGATATGCACTTCTCACACTGGAAGACGCAAAAAAGATGTTAGCAGAAATGAAGAAGAATGAAAGTGAGGAATAATTATGGCAGATACAAAGCAGGCATTAGCAGAAAAAAAAGAATTTACAACATCATTAAGCCAGTGGTCGAATGAAATCACAGGACTTATTGCAAGAGATTATGAAGCGTGTGGGGTAAAATTTGATGATTACGCAAAAAAATGCGCAATGGAAGCTATGACAAGCATTTATACACTTGTTAAGAATGATGATAAGGCAGACATGAGGAGCATTGATACAAGCAACCTTAGACAGATTGTAGAGCAGTGTGCAAGCCTTAAACTGAATGCGAGCGCATATCCGAGAGAGTGTTACTTCCAGTTACGAAGCGTTAAGCAGGGAAATGAGTGGGTAAAGGTCGTTGAAATGGGTATTGAGGGAACAGGCTATGACTCATTACTTTCCAACTATGGAAAAGACGTTGACAAGGTTTATCCGTTCTGGGTCATAAAAGAAGGAGACGAATATATACCACCCAAGCATAAAGGTCTGGAAGTTACGCCCCCGAAATGGGAAGAAAAAGGATTGTCAAGTAAGGCTGTAAGAGTTGTATATCCTGTAAAACTGACAGACGGAACAGTAACATACCTTATGGCAGACAGAGACAGTGTTAAGGTCAACCTTTTAGCACACGTCAAGCAAAACATGATTAATGCCACGTTTGGTATCTGTGAGGATAGATACAAGGCAACTCCGAAGCAGAAAGAGGAAATCAAGGCTAAGAAAAATGAAATCTTAGATGCTTTAAGAGCGTGTGCGACAGTGGATGATATGTTGCAGTGTGAAGTAGCCAGACCGTATATCAGCGGTGCATGGCTTGATACGCCAGAAAGCATGATTCAGAGGAAGATGTGTAACAATGCAACACGTAAATATCCTAAGAATTATGACCCTATGGCAAGACAGGCGCAGATTGAAATGGACAAAGTTTATCAGTTGGCACAGGAAGATATTGCAGAGAACGCCAACACAGTAGACTTCCAAGAAGAAACAGAAGCAATTGACACAGATTCAACAGAGGTGGAAGAAACACCTAGTTTTATGGGGGAATAGGGTATGAGATTAATTTCACAGGACGGAACATCGGATGTTCCATACGAGCGTTATTCAGTATGTGTTATAAAAGATGAGTACCGTAATATTTATCACATAGTTTGTGATTATAGCGAAGCGTCATACAGAAGACTTGCAGAATATTCCACCGAGGAAAAGGCAAAGAAAGCCATGGAAATGCTTAGAGAGACATATATCGGTATGCCTATCGTAATGCAGAATGTTGATGTTTCAGAAAATGTGGCAAAGACATTTGAAACATTAAAGAAATGCGGTATTGTGGTGCGAGCAGAAGATCAACCGTCAAAAGTAGAATACATTAACAATGCTGTTTTTCAGTTCCCACAGGATGATGAAATCGAGGTGTAGTTAAAACGAAACTTAAATGTATTTCCAGTGGTTCACAAGGCAACTGCTACATACTAGCAGATTCCAACGGTAAATCCCTTATTCTTGATTGTGGTGTGCCGATTATGGATATCAAGAGAGGACTGGACTGGAATATCAGAAATGTGGTCGGGTGTGCGGTTTCACACACCCATAAAGACCACAGCAAAAGCGCAGACGCAATAGAGAAAATGGGAATCCCAGTATGGAAACCATATGAAGAAGAAAATCCGAAGATGCAGAAATACGGTAGTTTCACAATCCAGTGTTTCCAGTTGCCACATAACGGAACTACCAATTACGGATTTTACATCAAGGCAGACGGACAGAAGCTATTATACATGACAGACATGGAGTATTGCCATTACAGTTTTAGGAAACAGGCGGTAGATCACATGCTGATTGAGTGCAACTACATAGCGGATATGGTGGACATGGATATCCCAAATTACGAACATAAGATTCTGGGGCATTGCGAACTGGAAACTTGCAAGGGGATTGTAGAAACAAATAAGTCAGATGCATTGCAGAACGTCATATTATGCCACACAGCGAAAGAAACTTGCGATAAGGATAGAATTATTGCAGAGATTAAGAAAATCGTTCCTAGCGCAAATGTGAGCGTTGCACAGGACGGTATGGAATGGGAACTTAGAAATGCGGATGAATGTCCGTTTTAGAAGAAAGTGAGGGATTAAATCAATGAAATTGTATTTTTATACACTGAAAGAACCATATAATGGTAAACTATTTATTCAGTTTGAAGAGTGTGAAGCTGACGAGAAGCCCAAGACTTATTTGCTGCATGTACGCCCTAGAGATTTTTATTACAGACAAATAAGTAAAGAATATATTGGTAAACGAATGGGGAGCACTGTTATATTGCTTGAAAAAGATGATTTTCTTGCTAGAAGTATTTTCACTGAAACAATTAATAAAAAAATATCTGATGTAGAAAAACAGGTGAAATGGTTAAGAGAACAGTTAGAAGCAGTAGAGAAAGGAGACATACAATGAACAGTGTAGATATATCAGGAAGAATGACAAGAGAGCCAGAAGTAAGGTATGCGGCAGATAAGCCATTTGCAAAATTCTGCCTTGCAGTAAATCGCAGATTCAAACAGGACGGACAGGCAAATGCAGATTTTATCAACTGTACAGCATTTGGAAAAATGGCTGAATTTGTGGAAAAGTACGGAAGAAAAGGCGTAAAGTTTGAAGTTCATGGCAGATGGCAGACTGGAAGCTATAAGAACAAAGACGGTAACACTGTTTATACAAACGACTGTATGGTTGAATCAATCGAGTTTGCAGAAAGTAAGAGCAGCAGCATTGAACAGGAAAACGGAAGTGCAGTTCCAAGTGGGGATGGGTTTATGAATATACCAGACGGAATAGATGAAGAATTACCATTTAACTAAAAGGGAGCGTGATTTATCTTGCAGAATCCAAGACAGAGATATGCAATAGAATCAAAGAACCGTAAACGGTTACTGGAAGTAAACCCTGGCCTTACGGATGAAAGCGGTATCTATTTTCTGACAAGAACTGATGAAAACGGCTTTCGATATGCTTATATCGGACAGGCAGTACATATTTTGCAACGTCTTGCACAACACCTTGTAGGATATCAGCATATAGACCTTAGTTTGAAGAAACATAATCTATATTCGATTGAAAATCCTTACGGTTGGAAGATTGGGTTTCTTAATTTCCCAATATCAGAATTGGATAAACAGGAACAGCACTATATTAAAGCCTATGCCGATTATGGCTATCAGTTGCGTAACAAGACAAGCGGTAGCCAGGGAGAGGGAAAAGCCAAGATTGATGAATACAGACCTACTAAAGGCTATCGTGACGGCATTAGACAAGGAAAAATCAATCTTGCAAGGGAATTATCCAGTATTGCAGAAAAGCACCTTGAAATCCGTTTAAAGCCAGAGAAACAGGGTAACAAAGTTTCTGAAAAGCAGTATGAGAAGTTTATGACTTTGATTTCTGAAAATACATATGAGGAGAGCAATTAAATGGCAGAAAGGAGCAGTAATGGAGAGATTAACAAACAGAAAATATGGAGAAAATTCTTGCGCAGGAGTAAAAATTCCATATAGCACGTATTGCATTGGATGCATTACCAGCGGTTGCAATTGCGGAATTGTTGAAGATATGGTTAAAAAACTTGCTGATTATGAGAATTTAGAGGAACAGGGCAGACTTATCAAGTTGCCTTGTAATGTAGGAGATACAGTATATGCAATTGGATTTAATAATAATAAACCAATTATTTATGAATCGGTTGTATTAAGAATACTGATTACTGAAAAAGAAATTGTTTTTGATGTAAAAGTTGATGAATTTGGAATCAATTCGCAATTAAAACAATCTATACTTGGCAAAACAGTATTTTTCACAAAATCCGAAGCTGAAGCAAAACTGAAAGAATTGAGGTATGACAATGATTGATTGTAATATTTGCAAGTATAAAGAAGATTATGGTTATTGTATAGATTGCAAACATGGAGAGTTGTTCGAGAGAAAAAATGTGTCAGAACCTAAAAAAACATCATTTGGTAGTAACGGAAGAGAATATTGCGGACATTGTGGTTATTTGTGTGAATATGCCAGAGGATATAAAAAGTTTTATTGTATTAGGTGCGGCGGACTTAATTTAAGAAGTTGAAAGAATTGAGAGGTGAAGAAAATGACAGATAAACAGAAATATGCTATTAAATTAGCCATAAATACTATGGATAAGCATTTTGGCAGACATTACAACACGGCTTATTACAATCGTGAAACAGGCATAAGAGTTGAATATGGTGAAGCAATAAATATTTTATCGGATATGCTTTCAAATGATGATAACCACACTTGCAACTGCCAGCGCAACAGCAATTCAAAAGATAAACAGACCAATTCCGACAGGATAAGGAATATGCCGGATGAAGAGTTGGCAGAGTTTCTTTGCAAAGTAAAATCAGATTATCAGTGGATGGAACATGAATTTCCGAGCGAAGAAGAACACGGCGAGTGGAAAGAATTGCTTCAATCAGAAGCAGAATAGGAGAAAATATGAAATACATAAGCAATGCAAAATATGGAGAGCCAGTTGAAACAGGAACTATCTACAGAGGTGACAACAAAAGATTATATATATGTGTTCACACACTATGCGGTTGCGGGGAAACATTATACATGAATTGTCAAACACTAGGTATTGTGGATAGAAAATTAAACAGTACATCTGTAATAGCTGCGATAAATGAAGCGCAATCATTAGTGAAGCGTGAGTTTGATTTACTTAGCAATGAACTTAATACCATATTGAATAGCAAGATAGAAATATCAAGGTATTAGAGTAGGAGAGAATATGGAAGACAGATATCTGTATAAAGCTAAGACAACTCCAAAAGAAAAAGGAGAATTTAACAATGTTTGGGTTACTGGAAATCTTATTGTTTCCAATGGAAAGTATTACATACATCCTGTGGGCAATGTTGTAAATGTTAAGAATGAGATCGGAAGAATAATTGTGATGCACGAAGTAATTCCAGATACAATCTGCCAATGCACAGGATTAAAGGACAAGAACGGCAATCTGATCTGGGAAAATGATATTGTAAAAGATGAACACGGAAATCTTTACAAAGCATTTTGGCAGAACAATTATTATCAGTTCTCTTGGATTTGCGTCAAATCAGATGTATTTTCAATCGGTGCCAAGTGGGATTTATGGAGCTTTAAGAGCTTTGAAATTGAAGTTATCGGCAACATTTTTGACAATCCCGAACTTTTACATTAATTAAGACAAAGAACTTGAAGTAAGGAAGTGATTAGTACGGCAGAAAGACGAATGTTCACGAAGAAGATAACAGAAAGTGATGCGTTTCTGGAAATGCCAAGTAGTACGCAGATGTTATACTTTCACTTTTGCATGAATGCGGATGATGACGGATTTGTGAACAATCCAAAGAAGATTCAACGGATGTGCGGTGCTTCTGATGATGATTTTAAACTGTTGATTGCTAAGTCATTTGTACTGACATTCGACAGCGGAATCATAGTGATAAAACACTGGAAGATGCATAATTACATACAATCTGACCGATACGTGCCGACTGATTACGTTGAGGAAAAATCCATGTTGGGATTGAAAAAGAATAAGGCATATACGTTTGATGAATCTAAAATGGTTACAAGGTGCATACAGGATTCCAAGAAGAAAGAGAAAAAGACTTCTTATAATAGGAACAGCTTTAATTGTAAAGAGCAGAACAATTACGATTATGGCAAGATAGAGAAAGGCTTGGGAATAACATGAATGTGAATGATTTACCTGTTGGCACACCGATAGACTGCGATAAGAACGGAAAACAGTGTAAATACAGGGCACGGTCTAACAGCTATAAATGTGATTACGTGTATAAGGTCGGAAAATGCAGAGGTTGTGAGCCAACCGAATGTACAGCATGGGCGGTCAGAAAGAGAGGAAAGCATGAGACGAACAAATCTTAGTGTTTATGGATTTATTGAAAGTTGGTGATGTTAATGGGTGTAATCGCAGACAAATTAAGGGGTTTGCAGAAAGCATACAAAGAAAATGACTATGCGGAATACGAACAAATACTTGATTTTGCCATTGAAATTGCAGAGACAGAAGAAAATAAATGCTGTGAATGGAAGATTGTTGATATACCACACGGAATGCCTATTTACAATACAGGCTGTGGAAAAATAAGGCTTAGTTGTGCGACAGGCATTGATATTTACTGCAATGCTTGTGGCAGAAAAATAAAGATTGTTAATGGTAAGAAAGCGAGTGATTCAGAATGAAAAGAAATGATTGCATAGAAGCATTAGACCACTTAAAAGAAAAGCTGAAAGAAAAAGATATAATTGCCGTACAGGATAGTGAATATGATTATAAATGTCCTGTATGCGGTCAGGTTTTTACAGGTGAAGATATTATTAAATACTCTTACAAGTGGTGCTATAACTGCGGTCAGAGAGTAGATTTTACTCTTCCGAGAAACAGATTTAATTAACTAAAAATCAAAGAAAGGAATAGGTTGTGCGCACATAAAACCGAGGTTTCCTTTTGGTAGATTTAGAATGAAAGTACATTGTTTATTTGAACAGTCAGGAACATTCAAGAACGCTTTCAAGAAGTATGGAATTGAAGCCTACGACTATGATATTCAGAATGAATTTAACGAAACAGACTATGTTACTGACCTTTTCAAAGAGATTGATAGGGGGTATCAAGGTGATTCGAGTTTGTTCGATAGGATAAGTCCAGAGGATTTGATATTTGCATTTTTCCCTTGCATAAGGTTTGAAAATCAGATAATGCTGTGGTTCAGAGGACAGTCGGCAAGCCAGGGGAAATGGTCTTTAGAAAAGAAATGCGAATTTGATATGAATTTGCTTAAAGAAGTTTCACTTATGTATGATTTAGTAAACAAATTGTTTATTATTTGCATGAGAAAAGAATTGAAACTGGTAATGGAGAATCCTTATTCAGAAGAGCATTTTTTAAGGCGGTATTGGTGCTATTCTCCAGCAGTAATTGATAGAGACAGAAGAGATAGAGGAGATTACTTTAAAAAGCCTACACAGTATTGGTTTTTGAATTGCGAGCCACAGAACAATTTTATTTTTGATCCAATTAGTTATAACGCTATCGAATGTAAGGACGCTATAAGAACAATGACAAAAGAGCATTATGTAAAAACAGGGGCAGATAATGATAAAACGGCGAGGTCAATGATACACCCACAATACGCAGATAGATTTATAAGACAGTATATATTAGACGAAAAATACTGGAAAATAAGGAGTTGAACAGCGTATGCAGGGCATGGTTTACGCTTGCAGACTTGCGCAGGAACATGGTGTAGATGCACTTGTAAAGGATGTAAAGCAACGAGGTGTGACGAAAGTAGACATAACTGCATCCGATAAACAGTTAAATGATATGTGGGGCGCACTGTCTGATAATATCGGACAGAACATGATTACTACGGTTGTATGGGTGTTACATGATACTTTTGGATTTGGACAGAAGAGGTTACAGCAGTTTATGACCGAATTTGACAAGGCTACAGCTAATCTTATGAGCCTTGATTACATGGGCGAGCATTATGTGACACTGGAAGATTATGCGGTGGAGTTAAATCAGAAGTATAACTTAGGACTGGACGTAATCAAGGCAACACTTGCAACGGATATGGCAGATAAACAGGATGCAAGAGTCGGAAATGTAGACAAGGTAACAGGTATCATTAATGCGCTTAGACTGGCAGGGCATGAAGATGCGGCGGCGTATTTGGAGGGTAATAGGAGATGAAAAATAATGAGACTGATTGATGCAGATGCACTAAAGAAAGATTTAAAATCGGTTACTTTAAGCAATGGAACTTTAGTAAATACAAATGCAGTATTGTATTTACTAGAAGAATATCCGACGGCTTATGATGTGGACAAGGTTGTGGAACAGTTGGAAGAACTAAAAAGAAGATATGATATCGAGGAATTTGGGATTAGAGGAGTTATTTGTAAAGCAATCGAGATTGTGAAAGGCGGTGGAATGAATGACGGAGAATGAAGCAATCAAGGCAATAAAAGATAACAAGCCTACAAGCGGTTATTATATTTTGAACGAAGCATTAGACATGGCAATACAGGCACTTGAAACAGTACAGAAATACAAAGACCTTGAATCTGAACTATCTAAACGCAATCTGACAATCGACCATATCAGAGAATACATACAGTTTGAGGATGAATGCGTGGAGATGGGATTTACTTTCGATTCCTTGCTGGAAGCAAGGGGTAAACAGATAAAAAAGAAACCAGTAGTAGAAGAAAACGAGATGTTTCACACAAAATATTATCGTTGTCCGATTTGCGGTGGAAATATAAGAATCCATAAGTTTTTGCTTAAATATTGTCGCACATGCGGTCAAAGAATCGACTGGGAGGGAATTAAAAATGAGTGATGCATGGAAAGCTGTACTGACGGTGATTG